TCTCAGTAATTTGTGCGGCTTGTCCATCTTCAGCCGCTGTACCAAGAATATCTTTACGTGATTTAAGTTCAGCTTCTTTTGTTGGTGCAACCTTTGCAGTCTCTCCAGTTACAGGATCTACAAAAGCACCATCAGAAATGTTGTAGTCTGTTTCTTCAGCTAATGCGGCTTTCTCTGCTTCTTTATCTCTTTCAGCCGCCTGCGCTTTTTCAGTAAGCTCTTGATCTTCAATGTCAGCAGTAGCCCCATCGCTGAGTTCACCGTCAACATCTTTTACGTCTTGTACTTTATCAGAAACTGTTTCGACATCTTTAATAAGGCTTGCGTCTACATCTTCGGGCTTTTGAGCTTTTTGTACTGTTCCTTGAGATACACCATCAACAGTAGTTGAAGGAGGAACCATAGGCGGTATGCTTACATCATCCTGTAAAGATGATTGTAGTTCTGCTGGAGGCGCAACATTTCGTTCTTGTTCCATCGCTACTGCCGGAGGTATATCTTCTTGCAGAGATGATTGTAGGACTGCCGGAGGTATATCTTCTTGTAAAGATGATTGCAGTACTGCCGGAGGTATATCTTCTTGTAAAGATGATTGCAGTACTGCTGGAGGTGCATCTTCAACAACTTCTATAGCCGTTTCCGTAGGGGCCGGAGGCGCAACATTTCGTGAGGGCTTTACGCCTGCTGTAGTAGGTTCCGGCATTGGAGGTTTTTTTACAGCCTGCACGTTTGGTCGGCCTTCAGAACGTACCTTCACGTTTGGTCGGCCTTCAGGACGTACCTGTACGTTTGGTCGGCCTTCGGAATAGATTGGTCGGCCTTTGGAATAACCACCTCCTCGCCTAGCCGCCACGCGACGATTATCATCATTTTCTTCTACTTCATTATCTGGTTCTGACGGGGGCGGGTCTTTTATAAACACTTTATCTTCGTCTAAAATTGCTTCGGGAGGAATAAGTTTATCTGTGTCTACAGGTCTATCAGGAATTGTTTCGTATTCAATATGCGGAGTTTTTTCAATAACTGGTTTTACGGGCTTTTTAGTAGTAAAGCCTGCCGCTGGATCATAACCAATAGATCCTCTTTCTGTAGAAGTAAACTTAGCAGGATCAAATCCTGCTTCACCGGCCCGTTTAGTTTTTTGGGCATCTCTTAAAGCCGCATACTCTTGATCAGATACAACACCATCTTGATTAATATCATAGCCTCTGTCTAAAGCTTGTGTTTGGTTGGCTCGTGCTTCTTCTTCTGTTTGGCCTCTGCCCATCAATTGCTCAAGGCGCTCTGCCTCAGTCATGGTGGCATAGTCTTCCGGATTAAAATCATCAAGGCGTGGAACATAACTGCCGTTTGTTTTGGAGCCTGTAATTGGCGTTGCAGTACCGCCAGAAGTATTTATATAGTTTTTTGATCCGTCTGGATTTAAAATATAAGGTTTGCCTGCATCATCATAAAGAACATTAGGCATACCCCCAGAATACTTTTGCACACGCCTTGGCTTACGAACGCCTCCGGGGGTATACTTCTTCCTACGATTTTTTGTTTTTTGTCGAGCCATTTATATTTCCTCAGTACGACCAAATAGCAGGTGAAGAAAACTCATCTTCTGCCATATCCAAATGTATAAAACGTCCTTTGCCTTTCTGATTTATCCCTATGCGTTTAACGCCATGCGCTATAGCAACTTCAAGAACCTTTAAAGCTTTATCTCCTCTTACAGCTATATCAACTGCACAGCCTGTTGTATGTGCTCCTACGCGACCTTTAGAAGCCTCTATAGGATGTTCAATACATCTATAACCAGAACTAATAACAAAAGGAAAATTACATTCTTGTCTTATGTTATTTAAAACCTTTAAAAATTCTACATCAAATTTATACGCACCACAATGCTGACAGCTTAATTCTTCTTCTGTAAAATAATTCATTCTTTTCTACCAGTGCCTAAAAATAATCCAAAGGCTCCTGTTAAAGCTCCTGTCATCACACTGACTAAGCCTGCTTGTTCTAAAGTAGGTGTCGGGATTCCCATAAACCACTCAACAACACGATAGGTCATAACAAGCATAGCCAGCATTAAGAGCCGTGGTACTACTCGCCACTTATCTAGCTCTTCGGGCGTCATTGCTTTCTTAGCTTCATAATCTTGTCAGCCCCTTTGATGCCGAATGAACTAGTCACGGCAACAAAAAGGAGGTACTGATACCATTCTGGAAGATTACCCAAGGCATTAAAAGCATCATGCACCCTATCCATAACAGTGATATCATTAACACCAACACCATACATAACAGCCACAATAGGGGCCGATAGTAAAAGCGCAAACCATTCGTCTTTCCAGCTATTAGCTGACGCATCAGCCATTTTAGATTCCCAGTCAGCGTCATTCTGAATAACTTGTAGTTTAGCGTGATGTTTTGCTTGAGCTTGCTCATGCTTGTTGTTAAGATAACCACCAACCAAATTTGTTATCGGAGATATTAAAGCCTGCCAAGCCATATTAGTTACAAACGCCAGCGTCTTCTGAGTTATCAAACTGAGAGTCACCACAGCCGTACTTACCGTCGTTGTCTGTGTCACAGGCCCGTTGCCACGAAATCATGTCAAACGATAAACCTTCAGACCACGGCACGTAAGTTTTACACCAATCGTGACTTCCTACAGCAAAGGGATCTTGTGGCTGTGGCACGTAATCTCTTGCAGTCCAAGGCTTCTGTACACGAAAGAACGTGTCTTTGTTTTTCATTAATTGTCTTTTAAACAAAGAACTAGTGGGAGTACTAATGTAGATTTCTTGACGGTCTGTTAAAGTATAGGTAGATCCATCATCATAATTAATAACAGTAGCTCCAAAAACCAAAGCAGGTAACAATAAAAACAAACTTAAATATTTCATATAAACTCCTTTATCTTATAAAATAAACAGTCAGAGATGCGCCAGCAGTTACACACACCCAAAACATTCTTTCTATATTACTAGATGTTTTAGTATTTAACAAAACAGCGTTGCTTAATTCTTTTATATCTTCTTCTTGATCATCTAATCGTTTTTCATGTCGATCAAGTCTTTTAAAAACAGATAACATACGCTCTTCTATACGTGCAAACTGAGATATTGTGTCAGCTAATTTATCTAGCTTTTCTTCTATGCGTTGTAAACGTGGCTCATTCTCAGGTATAACAGCCATCAAACACTCCTTATTATTATCATTGTGCCGTAAACAATACCGGCTGTTACGACACAAGCTACAGATAAGAAAAAAGTATCTAATAGCATTCGCTGTCTTTTTCGCTGTTTGTATATTGCTTCTTGTCTAGTTGCTTTAATTTTTCGACGTAACATTATCATTTCTTGATAAGTTTCTACGCCATAAGACCAAACAATTAATTCCCTAATTTGTTTTTCTTGCTCTTCTAATTTCTTTTTTGCTATAACACTATTTAAAGCTTGTTGTTCTACTGTGTTCCCGTCAAAAAGTTTTTTAAATATTCCGGGGTTTTCAGCTTCTTTTTCAGCTTCTTTAATATCAGACGCAAAGCTGTACCACTGCCCTAACTTCTGAGCAACGTGCTCAATCTCAGCACCTCTGTTTACTAACGTCTGTACACCTTTGAAGGTTGTAGACGCCATAGCAATTAAAGAAAGAGGATCCATTCATTAGGTTACGAGTTTGCGTTAATAGCGGTTTGAAGCACAGAAGTATCTTGTGCATCAGTCCAATAGTCTTTAGCAACCATAAGTTCTAGGTGCTCGACATTGCGCGATACGCAGTCAGTCCACTCGTCATCTGCCCATCCTTCTGGTTTACCGGCGTTTAACAGCCCTACAGAATCCATAGCGGCATCATAGTGTGCTTGTATTTCTTCTGTGGTTAAGGTTTCATCAATCATTTTTACTCTCCACTTAATTCAGCGACTTGCGCTTTTAATGATTCAATTTCTGCAAGCGCCTCTTGCAATGCCGACACCACAGAGGGCAACAGCGTTGCGTAGGACGCTTCCAGCTTGTCAGGGTTACTCTCGTAAACTAAACGCGGAACGTGCCAGTTTGTTTCTTGCTGTGCTGTTTTTAGCTCTTGAGCAATAAACCCGTGATCTGACTGGCCTATTCTTTCGCCATCTCGCTGATTCCAATCAAACGAAACAGGACGCAAGGCTTTAATAAAGTCAGAAGCACTGCCAAGGGTTTCAATGTTTTTCTTATCTCGCTCATCAGACAAAACCGTTAGAGCTACTTGACAGCGTAGTGTCGCAACACTTGAGTTTCCTAGCGTTACCTCGTTAGTTGCTGTACCGCTTGATGGATCAGCCGCGTATCCAAGACAGGTGAGGTTGCTTCCTGACGTAATTCCGTCACCCGCACTGTTCCCAACCGCCACATTATTTGAGCCAGTTCCGTAGTAACCAGCCGTATATCCGATATAAACATTTCTAGCGGCACCAGCACCTGTGTACCCAGCATAAGTTCCTAGGTAGGTATTATCAAAGCCCGTGCTAGTTGTATACCCAGCCTGATAGCCCACAGCTACATTGAAGTTTGGCGTGGTTTGGCTGGTGAGGGCATACGATCCAAGAGCCGTACTGTAGCCTCCAGTTGTGTTAGTGGTCATCGCCGCATAGCCAACAGCACAGTTTCTTGGCCCTGTGGTGTTGGCGTCTAGCGTTTGATAGCCAACGGCTACGCCATAGTTTCCTGTTGTATTTGCATACAGCGCGTAGTTTCCAATGGCGGTGTTAGAGTATCCAGTAGAGGTGCTATAAAGGGCTTGTAAGCCCAAAGCGGCGTTTTCTACCCCAGTAGTGTTTGAAATAAGAGCTTGCATACCAACAGCGGTGTTGTTTCCCGCTGTAGTATTAGAGACACCTGCCTGCATTCCAACAAAAGTATTATTGGAACCTGTGGTATTAGCCTGCCCAGCCTGTCTGCCCAAAGCTGTGTTGTAGTTTCCTGTTGTGTTGTTTTGCAGTGCTGTTGAGCCAACGGCAGTAATTGAATCCCCCGTGCTGTTCTCAAATCCAGCGTAGTGACCCACAGCCACATGGTTGGTGCCTGTGGTGTTGTCCGTAAGCGAGTAGTCTCCAACCGCTACGTTGTAAAATCCTGATGTGTTCGCGTAACCGGCTAGATATCCCAAGGCCGTGTTAGCCGATCCCGTGGTATTTTGAAAGGTTCCGTATCCGACGCCAGTAAGTTGAACGCCCACTGTGTTGGTAAAACAAGAGTTGTGACCAATCGCTACATTGCCGGTTGCGGTGTTATTATATAAAGACGCATAACCAACCGCAGTGTTGTAGCTTCCTGTTGTATTTGAATACAGAGCCGCAACCCCAAGGGCATGATTAAACGCACCTGTAGTGGTTAGACGGGCCGCGTCATTACCTGCGGCAAGGCTATTATTTGCTGTGGTTGCATCTGCTAGTGCGCCTCTGCCCAGCGCCGTCATATAACTGCCTGTTGTCAGATCGGTTAGCGCCGTCGCACCTAGTGCCGTGGAATATGACGACGTGGTGCTGTTATCCATCGCGGCATGGCCCATAACCGTATTTTGCGTGCCGGTAGTATTACTATTTAGCGCGCTATAGCCAAAGGCGTTGTTGTCGCCTCCAGTAGTGTTATTGCCAAGCGCGGCACGGCCTAGCGCATTATTATCTGCCCCTGTAGTGTTTACTGCTAAAGCGGCATATCCAACAGCAACATTTGAGTTTGCAGTTGTATTACTTCGTAGTGCTCCATATCCAACGGCAACCATTCGGATGCCTGTGGTGTTGTCTTCAAGAGCAAATCCCCCAACGGCAGTATTATTGGCTCCGGTAGAATTTGTGGAAAGGGCGCTATAGCCAACAGCAGTGTTGTAGTTGGCAGTAGTACTAGCAGTAAGGGCGCTATAGCCAACAGCAGTGTTGTAAAGGCCGGTTGTGTTTGACGCTAACGCACTAAATCCCAGAGCGGCATGGCTAGTCCCAGTTGTATTAGCGGCTAAAGAGTTGTAGCCAATGCCTACGTTGTGCGTACCCGTAGTGTTGTTATACATGGCTTGAAAGCCAACGGTTACGTTGTAGCTTGCACTACTTTGGGCAGAATAAAATGCAGTCTCACCCAATACCGTGTTTCTAGTGCCAACAGGATAACTTCCTTCCAGTTTAATAGTGCCGTCTACATCTAGGGTCGCTGATGGACTCGTAGTGCCAATGCCAACTCGACCTGTATCAGTCGTGATGCACATCCGCGTGTTATTAGGATTGCCTGAGTTATCGTCACCAAATCTTATTTTGTCTGAGTTAGCCCAAATCCACGCATTAGCTGTATTACTGCCGGTTCTAATAAGATTTATTGCATTATCACTAGACGCTTTAGAAATCGTAAGCGCACCTGTTGGATTATCAGTACCAATACCTACGTTACCAGAGCTATTAATACGCATACGTTCTGTTGGCGTTAAATCAGTGCCTACCGCATCAGCAGAAGCGGCATCTGCATAAAAACGGATTGATTCGGAACCAACCCACACAGCACTCTTTGCCCAGCTTGCCGCGATAGATGAGTCCATTTTGTTGGACGTTTCTGATCGCCGGTATCCGTTTGCCAATACAGTTGCGGCAGAGCTTGCCTCTCTAAATATGTTTGCATATGAACTGTTGGTAGACTCGGCCCAGCTTAGATTGTAGGTTGACTCTAGAGACAAGCTCTTATCAACAAGGCCAGTAGTACCAACACCTACGTTCTCACTAGAATCAATCGTAATAGCTATTGCATCAGCATTGTCATCAATGCCGTTTGAGGTAAACGTAGTAAACGTACCTGCGGCGGCTGTAGAGCCTCCAATAACAGTGCCATCAATCGTGCCGCCATCTATGTCCGGAGTGTTTACATCGGGTGAAGTAAGGGTTTTGTTTGTAAGCGTTTGACTTCCAGTAAGCGTTGTGACTGTAGAGTCAATCGCAAACGTAACGGCATTACCAGAACCCGACGTATCAATACCAGTACCACCAGTAAACGTCATAGTTTCTGAGTCAAGATCAATACTCAACGCACCACCAGAGTCACCTTGGAAGTCTAGGTCTTGTGCGGTTACTTGAGCGTCCACATAAGCCTTCACAGACTGTTGTGTAGGAACAAGCGTTGCACTGTCAGACGACATATCATCTTCATCTACAAAGGCCGTAACAGTTATTGTGCCGTCTGAAAGACTTCCGTAAGTTACAGTGCCGGTAGTTGTAATAGCTGATGAGCCATTATCAATAGCACCAAACCCTGAAGTAATAGAACCAGCATTTAAGGCTCCAACAGTTGTTACGTTTGAAAGAGTATCTAGCGCAGACTCAAAATAAGTTTCAAAGTCTGTTAGAGCTACTTGAACCATTGTGCCTGCATCGTTAACTACAACACGATCAGCATCTGCAAGCGTTGTAGATGTAGCAGTTGTATCACCGTCTACAATGTTTAACTCTGTGGCAGTGCTTGTAACGCCGTCCATAATATTAAGTTCAGCGGCTGTCGCAGTAATCGCTGTACCATTAAAGTTAATAGCGTCTAGATAGGCTGTTCCATCAATGTAAAGATCTTTCCATTCTTGACTAGAGCTACCAAGATCATAAGTATTGTCAGTATTGGGGATAATGTTAGAGTTTACATCTGCTCCAAATACAACATTGTCACTAGCGGCATCACCCATTGTAATTGTGCCGCCATTAAAAGTAGTTGTTCCGGTTACGGTTAAATTGCCGCCGACAGTCACATTACCTGTAGTTGTAATAGCATCAATGTAGGCATTTGCCCAATACAGTGAAGTGCTACCAAGATTCCAAAGGCTATCATTTTCTGGAATAAGATTAGCTTGGAAAAGCCCCGGTACAAAAATAGTGTCTGCGGAAGCATTACCAAGATAAACATCACCTTGAAGTGTTGACGTACCGCTGACTGTTAACCCTGCAATAGTCGCAGACGTATCTACACTTAAAGTATCAATGTTAGCAGTACCATCAATATAAAGATCTTTAAACTCAAGTGAGCTTGTTCCTAAATCAATATCATTATCAGTTACAGGAACAATCGCACCATCTTGAATGCGAATTTGTTCTACTGCGGCACTAGAGACTTCTACATAAAAACCCCAACGATTATTAGTGCTGTCTACTTCTATTTTATTTAAAAAATCTAAGTCACCAACCTTTGGAATGTTACCACCCTGTGCGGCTGTACCATCGTGTCGATGTCCAGTAGAGCTTGCATCAGTGCTAGAGTATGCAAAAACATTTACTAACTGATTATATTCATCATTAAACAACGAAGCTGTGATTGTATCGCCATCTGCAAATGTACTTTGTCGTGTATAAGTTTGAGCCATTATTATCTCCTACCTGATGGCATATAATCTATATAAAAACCATTGACCGCGAACGGAAAGTTTTTATCTTCTGTTCTAATTCTAAAGCTAACTGTATTTCCACTTCCTTCTAAAGTTGAACGCACCATAGGATCATTAGTGCCTCCAAAAGTTGCTGTACCAAATGTAGAAGTTCCAAAAATAGCAGGAAGAGGTATTCCAGTAATTACAGTGTCTGATGGTTGTTGAACATCAGTAGATTTATAGTCGTATCTAACTCTTAAAGTAGGTGTTATTTCACCTTCAGGAGAAAAAGAAGTACGAACATATTTTAAAGTTTTTCGTGTTCCAATATCACCAAAATCTAAATCGGCTGTTTCATAAACTGCTATAATATTTTGAGTAGCTCCACTAGAAATAAATGAAGTACCTGTATCATGATTATAAATATACCCGTCTTTGTCTCCGTGATAAACTTTTTCAAGGCCATTAAAATCAATTGTTGAGCTTAAACCAAAAGCCTGTATACCTAGTGTTTCAGACCATTCAAATCCTTGGCCTGTAAAAGTTCCAATAACCCCACGAGTATTTGCAATTGTTGCATTAGCCCCAGAATAAAAAAGTCTATACTGAGATTTTTCTCTAATAACACAGCTATCAATTACATAGTCTGTAATGCTACCAGTTATATTTATAATAATACTTTGTATTTGTCTTGATATAGAGCTTAACTCTGTATCACCAATACGCGCTGTTGCCGCAACGGTACGAATACCATCAGGCGCTAAAAAGACTAGATCACCTCCTATTTCCTGAATACTATACGCACTAAGACAACCTACGTTTTCTGTAATAGGATCTATACGTGTATTTGCAGGCGTATTAATTTCTACAAGTTTATGAATACTATTTTTTGCAAAAACAATAAGGTTTTCTCTGAACCCCTTTATACCTTGAATTTGGTCTGATATAGTTACAGCCCCTGCTCCAGCACCAGAAAAATTATCAGCGTCATTATAGACACTAAAATAAACTGTATTTAAATTGTCCCCCACGCCTGCCGCAATTAAGTGATGATCGTGCATTGTAATATATTTAACACCATTTGAACCATCAACTGTAATTTCAAAAGCAAAAAAAGTACGGGTGTTTAATGCTCCTGTACCTTCCATACGAAACGAATAAATTTTGTTTGCGCCATCAGCAATAAAAACTTCACCATAATTAAAGGTTGCTCCTTCAAGCACTGCAAACTGACATTGACCTTGGTTTGTACGTGTTAGTGCAGAACGTCCTGTGAAGGCTGTATAGTTATCACCACCGCCTGCTACAGAACTACGATTTATTTGTAACCATGTAGCACCGTCATTACTAAAAAATATGTCAGTTCCTGAACAAACAATAACACCATCAGCGTATGCAAAAGTTCCTAGAACTCTATTAGTAGAATTAGGCCGTGCGGCTGAACCGCCACCAAAAGCTGTAAAGCCATTAATACGGCGATAGCCACCATCTGGGTCTACTTCAAAGTTTTCTAATCGTGTAGCAAAGCCGGGATTGGCTAAAAGCTCTAGCGAGTTTAAGTTTGTGTTTAAACCGCCCTTAGCTGGAAATCCGAATGCTTGAGACATTAAACAAACCTCATGCGATCATCTTTAATATAATCAGGTGTAGGTATCATTAAAGCATTCTTCATAAGTTTTAAACCACGACGATATTCATCTAATGCCAAGGCCGCAGGTTGAATATTCTCTTTAAACTGATGAATATAATAACGTGCTCTAGAAAGCAATACTGTTCTGTATATGTCTGGAAAAACAAGGGCATCACTATAGGCTGATAATTCAGTCGGCTGATTAAAAGCAAAAAAGTGAATACGATATACTTTGTCAGGTATGGGGCTTAATCCAAAGTTACGCCCATCATTACTTCTAAAAACTCTAGCGGGTTGTCCACCGTCAGCATCACCAGCATCATCTGCATTTTCTTGAGTACGATGATAACTTTTCCACTGCTCTAAAGTAATGTAGCGTAAATTTTTACTAACAAAAGGAGCCGCTTCTCCTGAAACACCAACAGTTGTTAAATAGAAATCATCCCAATCAATATAGCCATAGTCATCAACTAATGATGAGCTTGAAGCTTTTAACTCGTACCAGCGTTGATTAGCAACAGTTTCTACAGTTACATTACCGTATAGAGGATCTGTTGCACCGCTTTCACCTACAGAAAGAAAAGGCCACTGTGGTTCTTCAAGAACAACATCAAGATAAGCACGATTTACACAGTCTTTAACGTGAGCCTGAATACCAATTGCACTTGTAAAATTACTTGAGGTTAAAGTCACCTCATTCATTTCTCGTAAAAGTTCATTGGTCAATTGTAAGTAATTAGTCGCCATTATTTTTTATGAACCTTTTGTATTTCAAAGTTAGCTGATTTACTAGCTCCTTTATGAGACTTGAAGCCATCTTTAGGGTCTTTCATTAGCTTATAGCCTTTACCGCTTTTCATCCAGTGATAGCCTTTAGGCGCAGGGACTTTCATTTTTGACGCATGGACTCGTTATAGTCCATTCCCATACAAGCCTTTTCCATATCACGGACAGTGTTGTAGACTTTACCGCCTTCAGCTTTTTCCATGCGATAACCGCCTCCCATGTATGGAGAACGGGCTGTACCACCATAGCTGTATGCTTCTTTCTTTTTTTTCCGCATCATCATACTGCTTTCTCCTTTTTACCAAAAATACGGTCATAGTTATCTTCGTATTTTTTGCGGTCTTCGTTTTTTAAATATTGTCCACTTATTTTTATTTTCTTTGTGGGACTTATCCTAATAGGATTCTTTTCACTTCCAATCTGTGGCATACCTATCTCCAGAAAAGAAAAGGGGGAGTATTTCATCCCCCTATTGTTTTTAGTCGATACCGTAGAAAGCCGAAACGAGGGCTTCTGGACGGAGTACTTTAGCACCATATACATGGAGGCCACGTACAATATCACCAAAACTTGATGGATCACGAATCACTTCTGTATTCACGATGGTCTGTGCAGTACAGGTAGATGACATATGACCAGCAATACACTTACCAGCCGCGTTAGTAGTCGCCGCAATGTTGTTGGTCTTGTACATATCAAAACCACGCAACTTACCAGAGCTTACCAAACCATTACGGATGGAGCCTTGGCCTGCATTGAAATCAACGCTCAAGAGCTTAGAGCTACTTTGTACCAGTTGCTCGTAGAACTCAGGGTTAGCAAGGAACCAGCGACCTTCTTCTGGAATGTTCTGCTCATCAAGCAGACGCGCCATGTGTGAAAGAACGTCAATAGGATCGTGCTCGCCAGAAGCGTAACCGATGTCAAGGTTACCAGTACCGTCAAAAGTACCAGCCGCCAAGTCAGTAGCGCTGTCAGAACCAAGAATATGGTTCGGAGAAGACGCAGGAGTACCAGCAAACATAGCGGCAATTACACCTTCATCAAAAGCGTCACGCAGTGCGTAAGCGGCTGAAGATGATGCAACTTCCTTAAAGTTTACGTGAGACATAGAAGTTTCGATGTCGTCAACGATGAACTTAAATGCGTTTGCCGTATCTACAACAAGGCTGACTTCTTGATCGGTCAACTTAGTTTGAGTTACGTCTGCACCACGCTCGTACTGATAGACGGTGATTACCGGCTCTTTGATAATACGAACTGTATCGCCAAAGGCAGTAATTTCGCCAGCATAGTCGGTGTTAGTGATAGCTTCCGCTACTGAAGACTTCCGAAAGAAGTTAAGTACCTTCTTGGAATAGACAGCAGGAAGGAAGAACGAATTGGTCTGACCCGCAACAGAGTTTGCAAAGTTTGCATCTGTATCTGTTGACGGCTCAAAGTACTGATCTGATTGGTTATAAGCCATTGTGAAAATCTCCTAAAAAGACAAATATTATCTTGCTACCCTTCCTTCTGCAATGGCACGATCTATTTCCTGTTCATAACGATCATACTCATCAATAGATAGGGCGGCAATTTCCCGTTGTGTCCAAATCTTGGCTTCGCGTGGTTCAACGCCGGTAGTCTTTGTTGATACCATATCAGCCGCATTAGACTTTGAAAGTTGTGACGGGCGAGAAGATTTTTTAATCTTAATATTATTTTCCATCTTATAAAGATCAATTGCACGACTTGCTAAAGATACATTATCTGGGTTTTTATAAATCCAACGCTGAATTTCTTCAGGCTGAACTTTAGCCCATTCATGAAAGTTGTCATCACCCCTGATATCTTCAAAGTCAGGGTGTCGATCTCTGAGAGCTAGTTCAGCATCACGCTTAGACATTTCTGCTTCACGCATTTCGATTACTGATAGCTTTTGTTGAAGAGCGTTCATCTGCTCTTCGCTTCTCATATGAGCAACTGTTTCGACAGTATCATATAGATCTGGATACTCTGATTTAAAACGCTCAAGATCTTCAGCACTTTTTGGCGGTTGATACTGCGGTTGTGCAGATCGTGCCATAGCCTCTAGTTCTTGTTCGCGTTGCTTAAACTCAGAGATCTTAGTATCATAATGTTTTTTTAGATCGTCATACCTTTTCTTATAATTGGTACGAGGACGTTGTTCTTGTTGAGGGGTTCCACTTTGGGAAGTAGCCTCATCTTCCTCAAAAAATAATGAATCTGCACTCTTAGTAGCTTTATCGTCTTCTTCATGCCAAGACTTTCTAGCATTGTACGGATTCGCTTGCTCTTCTTCGCTCATGTCACTTCTCCTTTCTGGGGCTTGTTGTCTCTTCAAGGTGGCTGTGTTATTGCGCTCTAACACAGGGTCTTGATACTACAAGGTGGCCTCAAGGTTATATAATGATAAGGGGCTAGTGTTCTAGGTAGCCTTATCGTTTCATTAGGCTAGGCATTCGGTTTGAAGAGAGCATTTGATTCTCTACTTCTTGCTGTTGATTCTCGTTATCTTGATTGCTATAAAGATCATCGACAGGCATTCCACCTTCTGCTTTAGCCATAAGACCGCCATCATAAGCACGTTCAGCATCGTCCATCATTGTTTGGAGATTGTCTGCACCTATTTGGTCAGTCGCTTTTTCGGTGATAACAAACTCACCGTCCGATAGCCTTGCGGGTATCGAATCTGAAATTCCAGTGCCGGGGCCATCAACTTCCCCAGCGCCAGAAAATTCTGTTGAATTAAGAATAATTTTATCTAAGATCCCTTCTAGTTTTGGATCGTCATCTAGAACCTTAAATAAATATTCTTGCTCTTCGGGTTCTAATACTTCTTCTGCTACATAGTCTACAAACTCTTCTTCCATTTCATCATCTGGAAGCATATCTTCAGCCTGTTGCATTTCTTCTTCTGGGCTGATATTGTCGTATGTATCGACAGGAGGTTCCTCTTCAGCCATCATCATTTCTGGAGGAACCATCATAGATTCGCCACCTTCAGCAAAAGCACCACGACCCATCAATACATCTGCTTGTGTTACTTCACCGTCTTTGTTTAAGTCTGGAAATGCTTCAGCCATCATTTTGTTCCTTTTGTCTTTGATTCACTTGATCCTTTAAAGTAAGGAGGTTAGCCAGAGAACTCGCTTTCCCCTGCTTGCGGAACATCTCCTGTTCCAATGTTGCCGTCGCCAGTGCCTGTAACTCCAGCATCCGTTGGCTCTGGAGGTACTCCTTCAGGGGTTCCCACATTTCCGGGTTGTTGACTAAGGGGATCAGCTTGTTCGCCAGTTGCTTGTCCAACATTATTTTGCATTCCTATAATTTGTGCGGCTATTGCCGCTTCTTCGGGATCATTTAGTATTTCATCAGGATCAAGATCTAAACTATATGCTAGTTCGCTAATAAGCTTTGACATTTTAACAAACGGAGCAATAGCAGGATTTTGAGCAGTCTGAAGAAACATTGTCAATCGTTGACTTCTTACTTCCTTTTGCATAAGGCTGTTAGTACCCATAGCCTTAATTTCTAAATCACCTTTAGTTTTTAATTCACCTTCAAAGAATTGCATATTCCACTGGAAGTATGCTTTACCCAAAGGCTTTAGCAAAAAATCGTCTAGGTTTTTTACAACTGTTTTAATATTTAGTGATGCGGCTCCAAGCAACATTGACATACCAGATGCTGTACGAGTCATACTCTGTACGCCTGTCTGACCATGTGAATAACTAGGAATGCCTGTTTGCTCATCTGCAAGCTGTCGGAACTTATCGAACATCATTAAATTTTCTTGAGATGTGTTCG